TCTCGAACCGGAGGTGGCGGAGGAGCTGGCGGATTTAGATATTCTAACGAATTTATTACTGACTCTCTTACAAGCGCAGCATCTACAGGTTTTCCAGTTTCAGCATGCACAGGCTACCCTATTTCAATAGGTGGTGGTGGAGCAGGTTCTGATCAAGATAACGCAGAAAGTAATCCAGGAAGTAATTCAACTTTAGGCCCTATTGCTTCAACAGGTGGTGGTGGAGCTGCAAATTTTCAAACTATGAACGGTCGACCAGGTGGATCTGGTGGAGGCGGAGTTATTGGAACTGGAGGTACAGGAAACGCTGGAGGTTTTCCTTTACCAGAAGGTAATGCAGGTGGAAACGGTGGCCCCGGAACGGCTCAAGGCGGAGGCGGAGGCGGAGCAGCGGAAGCTGGAGACAATTATCCATCTGGAACTAGAAATGGTGGTGACGGATTATATTATCCTACAGCTTCATTATGTGGAGCATCGGTAGGAGTATCTGCACCTGCTGGTTTTTATTTTGCTGGGGGTGGAGCAGGAAGCACACCAACAGGAACAGGTGGCGGATTAGGTGGTGGAGGACAGTCTTCTACTGAAAACAGACCTGCACCGGAAGCTAAAGGAGTTGATAACACTGGAGGCGGTGGAGCTAAAAGAGCTAACACTGGACAAAATACTCAGGGAGGAAGTGGTGTAGTAGTAATACGATATCAGTTTAAAGGATAATTATGGCACATTTTGCAAAAATTTCAGAAGAAAATATAGTTTTAAATGTATTGCGTCTTGATGATAAAGATGCTTTAACTGAAGAAGCTGGACAACAATATTTAGAAACACACAGTAATTGGCCTGCAAATCTTTGGATTCAAACTTCTTATAATACTTGGGGCAATCAACATGTATTAGATGGCACTCCATTAAGAGGAAACTATGCAGGTATAGGTTTTGAATGGGATTCAGGTAATCAAATTTTTTGGCCACTAAAAGATTTTCCTTCGTGGGTTAAAGACATACCAAATGCAAAATGGGTTTCTCCGATAGGAGAAAGACCGACATTAACTGCAGGACAACAATCACAAAATGATGCAGAAACTCATGTATGGGTTTACGATTGGAATGAAGCTAATCAGTCTTGGGACTTGACAAATAAACTAGCATAATTTATATCTTTATTAAACATATAAAAAGATATGCATAAGAAAGTATTAAGTGAACAGGTTATATATTATGGTGATGTAAAAATGCCAGAAGGTTGGGAGATCAACGCTTTAAATCTTTGTAAGCAACTTTTTGATTCTTTATATCACGAAAAAGATTTTTCTTTCTGTAGAGATTGGGATAAATTAACTACTTATGTAAGAGAGCATATTAGAATTAAATATAATTTTTCTTTAGAAAATAAAGACTCTTGGGCTAATGCTTATATTCCAAATGAAAAAACCCAAACATTGAGTCATGTAGATCCTATGAATTTAGCTGATTCTGCTGACTTAGTTTTATTATATGGAATAAATACATTAGATTGTAAAGTTAAAATAAATTTTGACGATAATAAAAATAAAGAAAAAGTTTGGAATATAGACCTTAAAAAAAATATGTTTGTTATGTTTCCATCTACTAATACTTATTCTATTGAAAACAATCAAAAAAATTCTTTAAACTTTATACAGACTATAACTTATGAACGTGTCTAATTACTGTTGGTATTTTAAATCTGCTGTTCCTTCAAGAATATGTGACTTAATAATTAAACAAGGATTAGCGCAAAATGAAAGTATGGCTAGGACCGGAGGTCTATTAGAAAATAAAAAATTAACAAAAGATGAAATTAAACACATAAAACGTAAAAGAAATTCTGATATAACATGGTTAGATGACCTTTGGATATATAGAGAATTACATCCATATGTACATAAAGCAAATGAAATGGCTGGTTGGAATTTTGATTGGGAAAGATCCGAATCATGTCAGTTTACTAAATATAAACTTAATCAATATTATGATTGGCACACCGATGGTTGGAACAAACCGTATAATAAACCAAATACTTTAAGCCATGGCAAAGTAAGAAAATTATCTATGACTTGTCAATTAACAGATGGTTCAGAGTATGAGGGTGGTGAATTAGAATTTGATTTTAGAAACTATGACCCTAATATGAGAGACGAATCTAAACATGTAAAACAAGTAAAACAAATACTTCCTAAAGGATCTATTGTTGTGTTTCCATCATTTGTATGGCATAGAGTAAAACCAATAACGAAAGGAACCAGATATTCATTGGTAATGTGGAGCCTTGGATATCCGTATAAATAATATGGAAATAATAGAATATTTTAAAACACCAATTTGGTATGAATCTAAACCAGAGTTTGTTAAGTCTTTGAATAAAGCTTCAGATAAATATATTAAAGATGCTGTAAAAAGAAATAAAGATTATATTAAAAAACATGGTGATTTTGGAATGTCTCATCACTCGACGCCTTTAACTCAAGACACTAAGTTTATGGATATTAGAAACTATGTCGGACACCAAGCTTGGAATTTTTTAGATAAACAAGGACATGATATGCAACAATACTCTTTAATATTTAGTGAGATGTGGGTACAAGAGTTTTCTAAAAAAGGTGGTGGTCACCATTCAGCACACGTGCATTGGAATCAACACGTATCAGGTTTTTACTTTTTAAAATGTAGTGATGAAACATCTTATCCAGTATTTCACGAACCAAGAACTGGAGCTAGAGCAACAAAACTAAAAATGAAACCCAATGATCAAATATTAGATGGTAATGATTTAATTCATTTTAAACCTAAACCAGGCACATTGATATTATTTCCAGGTTTTTTAGAACATGAGTTTTCTGTAGATCACGGTAAAGATCCATTTAGATTCATACATTTTAATCTTCAGGCGGTGCCGAAAGAAATGGCTAAAGATGAACTTTGATAAAAAAATTATAGGTGAAATAAAACAACCTTACTTTTTTTACAAAGGTAAGTTTGATAAAATTAATTCTAAATACTTTATTAAAAAAATAGATGAAGGATGTGTTTTAAAAAATAATAACTCATTTCAAACCAACGTAATTGGTGAAATGACTAGTTGGAATTATTTTAATAACGATGTAGAATTTTTAAAAATTCTTTGGCAAATCTTTGATGAAGTAGATAAAGATGTTGATAAATTTAAATATGTACTACGTGATGCATGGGGCATAAAAAATGGCTTAAGTCATTATACAAAACAACATGGTCATCATGGTAATTTTTTTTCAGGGGTTATTTATTTAAATAAGCACCCACAGGTTTTAGAGTTTCCTGAAATAAATGAAGAAATTAAACCTGAACCGGGATCTTTTGCTTTCTTTAGTTCTTTTTTAAGACATGGTTGCAAAAGAAATCAAAAAAATTCTATGAAATATGGCATAAGTTTTAACTGCGCACATACTAATGAATCATTATGAGTTTTAAAAAAGATAAATATTTAGTTATAAAAAAAGTTATTGATAAAGATTTAGCTTTATTTTTAAATAATTATTTATCTGTTAAAAAACAAGTGTATGACACTTGTATAAAAGAAAAATACATATCATCTTTTGAAACCATGCTTGGTTTTTATGAAGAAAAAACACATCAAATTCCTAATACTTATTGTTGTTATTCAGATATTGCTATGGAAACTTTAATGTTAAAATGTCAACCAACTATGGAAAAGTTAACAGGTTTAAAATTATATCCTGCATACACTTATGCTAGAATATATAAAAAAGGAGATGAACTCAAAAGACATAAAGATAGATTTAGCTGTGAAATATCTACTACTATGAATTTGGGTGGTGATGATTGGCCAATATATCTAGAGCCGTCCGGAGAAGTTAATAAAAAAGGCATCAAAGTAAATTTAAACCCTGGCGATATGTTGGTCTATAGGGGTTGCGACTTAGAACATTGGAGAGAAAAATTTAAAGGCAAAAAATGTGTGCAAGTTTTTTTACATTATAATGATAGTAAAACACCAGGAGCTAAAGATAATATTTTTGATAGACGTCTTCACATTGGTCTCCCAGGTTGGACAAAATGATAGTAAAGATTGATAAGTTACCTACTGATTTATTTAAAAAATTAAAAAAAATTATAAAAGATAAATCAAAAGAAGCTAATCACGAGCTGATTGGAAATATAGAAGAAGAATATAATTTAGATAAACATATATCTATACTTGAACCTTTTTTACTAGAAACTATTAGAGTGGAATCTAAATTACTTAAAATAATTAATGAAAGATATGATTGTAATAGTGTCAACAAACCTTTTAGATTAAAAAATTTGTGGGTTAACTTTCAAAAAAAGAATGAGTTTAATCCTTTACATAATCACAGTGGGGTATTTTCTTTTATAATATTTATTAAGGTTCCTTTTTTAATTAAAGATCAATTACAAATTAGTCCTGGTAAAAAAGCTTCACAAAATTTACCTGGTGTTCTGCAGTTTGTAGGGTTTGATCAATTTAACTCAACACTATTACAAAATTTTTTTGTAGATAAAAAGTGGGAGCAATCAATGTTAATTTTTCCAGCTTCTTATTCTCACTGCGTTTATCCTTTTTATAATGTAGATGATTATAGAATAACAATATCAGGAAATATAAAAATAAAAGTATGAAAAAATACGAAATAGAAAACCACATAGGTATATTCCCCAATGCAATGCCTAAAAAAACATGTAAAAGTTACATTAAATATTTTGAAGAAATAGATACAATTAAACACCCAAGATATGAAAGAGCAGCGCATGCCATTTCTGATACATCTACCGATATATATAGTAATATTTTTAATTATGGTGTTTCTGTAAAATATATAAACGAAACAGCAAATAAAATTATTTGGAATAATTATGCTGAATATAGTAAAAAATATAGTGTTTTAAATGATATAAAAACACATGCTATTATTGATATAAAAATACAAAAAACTAATATTGGAGAAGGTTATCATGTATGGCATTGTGAGAACCAAGGTATTTCATCAAGAAGCAGGGTTTTAGCATTTATGATTTATCTAAATGATGTTAAAGAAGGTGGAGAAACAGAATTTTTATACCAACACAAAAGAATAAAAGCAGAGGAAGGTAAACTATTAATTTGGCCAGCTCAATTTACTCATACTCACAGAGGAAATATGCCTATATCTAATACTAAATACATTCTTACTGGTTGGATTGAATACATAGAGTAGAATATTGTACTACCAAAAGAATAAAAACCCTTATATAAAGGTATATTATGCTACAAAAATTAGGAATTATTCCCGGATATAATAAACAGGTTACGGAATTAGGCGCTGAAGGTCAGTGGTTTGATGGTAACAACGTTAGATTTAGATATGGTTCGCCAGAAAAATTAGGTGGTTGGGATCAATTAGGTGAAGATAAATTGACAGGAGCCGGTAGAGCTTTGCATCATTGGGATAATAATGCAGGTATTAAATACGCAGCAATAGGTACAAATAGAATGTTGTATGTATATTCTGGAGATCAGTTTTATGATATTACACCAATAAGAGTAAGCATAACAAACGTTAATTTTTCAAGTGCAAGCGGCACTCCAACAGTTACGGTCACATTTTCAACGTCTCATGGTATGGAAGAAGATGACATTATATTATTTGATGGTGTAAGTGGAGTTACTGCGATAGGGTCTACTTTTACTGACGCTTCTTTTGAAGATAAAAAATTTATGGCAACTTCAGTGCCGACATCTACATCAATCACAATCACAATGCCAAGTAATGAAACAGGAACTCAATTAAATAATTCCGGAGATGCTACAGGCAAACCTTTTTATCATGTTGGTCCATCTCAACAACTAGGTGGATTTGGTTGGGGAACAGCAAACTTTGGTGGAACTGCCTCTGGTATTGCAACTACAACTTTAGCAACTGCTTTAACAGACACAGTTACAACTAACATTGTTATTGCAAACTCAACAGCGTTTCCTGATTCAGGAGAAATTAGAATTGGTACAGAAGATATTAGTTATACAAACAATAACCAGGCAACAGGGACTTTAAGTGGAGGAGCTCGAGGTGTCAATGGTACTACAAAAGCTACACATAGTGCAGGAGTAACTGTAAGTAATATTTCAGCTTTCGTTGCATGGGGTGAGTCTTCTACAGATGATGTAACACTTAACCCTGGCTTA